AAGAGCTTTAGGTCCAACTAAAACTGCAATTGCTCATCTTTCTCCTTTTGAGAGACTAGATCAAGACCAGAATCTTGTGAAAATTTATCCCATGGCTAGAGGACTTAAAAAGTTAGCGAAAATTAGTAATACTATACCACAAGATATTTATGATGAAGTAGTAAATCATATGATTGAAACTGTTTTATCGTGGACGCCAACAGTCGATAAAAGTGAACGTAAAGTCCGAACGATTAAAGAAGCGCTTAATGGTTATAATAGTGTTAAAAAATTAGATTTAACGACATCAGCTGGTTTTCCATATAATCAAGTTGATAGTTCAAATGGCAAGAAACCGTGGGTTCATCTTGTTGATGATGAGATTATTCCTGGTGAACAACTTTTGAAGAATCTTAATCAACGACTTGAGGACGCTAAAAAAGGAATTATAACTGATACTGTTTTTCAAAGTGCTTTGAAAGATGAAACTCGACCGATTGAAAAAGTGGAAGAAGGAAAAACACGAGTGTTCCAAATTGGTCCTTTTGACTTTACTGTTGCATGTCGAATGTATTTTGGTGATTTATTTGAATTATTTAATAAAACTTTTATTCGTGGAGAATCATCAATGGGCATAAATCCTCTAAGTGCTGAATGGCAATTGTTCGCGGATTTTATGCATGTTTTTTCAGAGATTGAAAATAATAGCGATTGCACAGATTATGATGCGTCTCTTGTACACCAAATATGTTGCTCTATGTATCAAATTGCAAATGCTTTTTACGATGACGGGCCTGAAAATGCCTTGATTCGTGAAGTGTTAGTAAAGACTGCTATTAATAGTCGTCAAGTTCTTGATGATTTTATTGTTCAATTCCGGCAAGGAAATCCATCTGGTTGGTTTTTAACAACAATTATTAATATTGTATGCAATATGTTTCATATACGTTATGCATACAAAATGAAAAGTCCTTATCCTTTATCTGATTTTCATAAATATGTTAGACCTGCCTTTTTTGGTGATGATAACAAAACTATGATTAAAAAAGAAATTGAACCTTTTTTGAATATGAAAATTTTTGCGGAAGTAATGGCTGATATTGGTATTAAATATACTCCTGCAAAGAAAGATGGCAAGGAAGTTACTTCTATTTTATCAGAAGATAGTACTTACCTCAAGAGAAGTTTTAAGAAACATCCAGAACTTAATTTAATTGTTGGACAATTAGATAAAGATTGCATTGAGGATATACCGCGTTGGTGTCAATCAGGAAATCCATATAATATGGTTGATCAATTAGCTCGTTTTAATAGTTCTTTAATTGAAGCTTCGAATTATGAGCGTGAATATTTTGAAATGTTAAGATCTCTTTATTCAGATTTTTGTATCGAACTTAATTATGAGGGTTATGAGATTGATACTTGTTCATTATTTTCTTATGATCACTGTTTACAAACAAATTATCCAGAGTATATGTATAAAAATACTCATAGTGTAGAAATGTTTAATCTTGGAATGAATACTAGTATTGCAACGTGGTGCTCAAGATGACTGTGTTCGTTCAATAACTGAACAAATGGCGCAATTTGATGATACTCCTGTCACAATAACTCATACTCGAAAAATTTTTACTGATTCACATAAATATGATAATCAAGTTATGCCATTTTTAAAACATGTAAAAATGGAATTAGAAAAAGAATATATGAATAGTAAACGTGAACATATGTGTGGTGGCATTCAAATGGAAACTATTTTAGAAGAAGTAGAACCTTGTGATATTTGTGGTATTCTTTGCAATTCTTTACAAGCTCAAGAGATGCATAATAATGGAAAAATGCATGCTCGTGTTCTTTTAAATATTAAGAATAATTTTTATCGTAATTATTATTATTGTCATAGGTGTGAATTAGATCATTCGAGTTGGATTCAACTTTTCCAACATTTTGAAGGTTCTCATCATGAGAAAGTTCAACG